CTGTACGACGTCGGGCCGCCCTCATCGTCGGCGCTCGCACCGCGGGTGGCGAGCTGCCGGTTCAGCGACTCCCACTCGACGTCCGGGCCCGCCGACGCGCGGTCCAGCAGCTCGTCGACGACCGCGTCCACGTCGGCGCCCTCGGGTGCCGCACGGGCGACCGCCTCGGCGATCTCCGCTCGCGGCCGAGGAATGTCGTCGACCTCCGAGGGGTGCAGGCCCGGGCCGGGGTCCAACATCATCTGCAGCCGCGGCTGCGCCGCCGACCCGACCCCCGCCCTGTCGAGGATGGCGTAGTAGTCGCTGAGCACCCCAGCCCTGTTTTGCATTGCCAGCGACACGGTGAGCCGCTGGCGCGCGTCGTCCGACAGCGCGTCGGAGCTGGCGAGCGCGGGGATCAGCTCGGCGTTGGCGCGGCCCCTCACGTCGTCGGAGGCGAGGTGGACGTGGTGGATGAGCTCGTGTTCGAGCGCGTCGGGCATCGGCAGCGTGTCGGGGTAGCCGCCGGACGGGTTCATCCTGATCTTCGGCCCGTCGGCGAGCCATTCGCCGTAGGTGTCGTCGAGCGCCTCGTCGAGCACGGCGATGCTGTCGAGCCCGTCGATCGCGCCGGGGAACTCCTCGTCGATGCGGGCGAACACCTCGGCGCACGCCTGCGCGTCAGCGTCGGAGACGCCGGGGTCGCTGAGGAAGCTGCGGACCTGCTCGGTGTCGGGGAGCCCGTCGATGTCGGCGGCGAGCTCGTCGAACCGGTCGCCGGCGCCGGCCGCGCTGGTTCCTGGGGTGGGCGCGAACCGCCCGTCTTCGTCGCGGACGTACTCGTCGGACTTCTCGAACGGGTCGACGGTGCGGCCCTCACCGAGCGGATAGTCCAGGCCGCGCGACTGGGCGCTGAACTTCCAGGCGCGCCGCAGCTCGCCGCGGACGATCTCGCGGACCGCGTCGGTGTCCGGGCTGGGGGACTTAGGGTCGACCTGAGCCTGATAGTGGCCGCCCGCCTCCGCGACGAACTCGGCCAGATTCTGAGTGCCGTAGTACGTCGGCGACGCCGCCTTCACAGCATCGCGCGTCAGCGTGCCCTGCATGAGGCCGGGCAGGTCTGCGGCCTCGACCTCTTCGAGCGCGCCGATGTGGGCGCGCTCGGCGATCTGGTCGGCGAGCTCGTCGAACGTGGGCGCGTCCCCGTCGTCGGGCGCCCAATCCGCGTCGTAGTCGCTGTCCAACAACGCCGCCTCGGCGATGCGTCGCGTCTCCTCCTTCGACGCCCACGGGTCGTTCTGCACCTGGCGGGCAACCCTGGCGGCGACCTCGTCGCTGCCACCGCCGGCGCGGACGATCTCCGCGAACGCTTCCTCGCGCTGCTCGGCGGCCTCTATCGCCGCGGCCTGGTCGAGAGCCTCGCGGGGACCGTCACCGGCCTCGCCGGCACCGACCGCCCTGTAGATCTCCCCGCCAACGTCGCGCTCGAAGTGCTTTCGCACGTGGTCGTCGGTGAGGTGCGCGTGGTGGAGCAGCTCGTGTTCGAGGACCTCGTTGGGCGGCTGCGGGTAGGACTCGTCCCGCTCGATCTCGTCGGAGTCGCCGACGAGAACAATGTCGGCGCGGTCGGGGTAGTAAACGCCGGCGGCGAATGGGTGCTGGTCGATCTTGTCGACGACCTCGATGCGGTTGAGGCGGTTCATCGCCTCGGGGAACTCGTCGTTCATCGCCGCGAGCACCCGGGCGCACTCGAAGGCGGTGTCCTCGGTGAGGCCCGAGTCCTCCAGGAACTCGCGGATCTCCGGCGTGTCGGGGAGCCCGTCGATGTCGGCGGCGAACTCGTCGAACCGTCCGCCCTCCCCATCGTCACCCGCGCCGCCGCCGGGCTGCTCGGCGAACCGGCCCTGCTCGTCGCGGACCCACGCGTCCTTGCCGACCGCCGACTTGGCGGCCTGCTGGATCGCGGCGCAGTACGCCTCCGGGTCGTCCTTGCCCTGGTTGCGTTCCACGCACTCCGCGAAGTCGGCGTAGCCGGCGAACGGCACCCGCGCCTCCCCCGGTCAGCTCTGGTCGCGCTGCTCAAGCCGCTCACGCAGCGGCAACACCTCGTCCTCGTACCAGGCGAGCAGCTCGTCCGCCTCGTCATCGGAGGTGTCGAGCTCGAAGCGCAGCCCGTCAGCCTCACCGCCGTACTCCTGCCGGTGGTCGAAGCCGCCCTTCCAGATCTCCAGCGGGATGCCGTCCGGGTAGGCGGCGCACACCGCGGTCGGCGCGCCGTCGTCGGTTTCACCCGTCTCGCCGCGACGCAGGTGCTTGCATGCAAAGCAGATCGTGCCGATGCCGACGGGCATGGGGTCCTCCTGTCAGGGCCGTCGTCGACACGTTACGCGAGCCGTCGGCAGCCCCGACTACTCGTCGGCGTCGTCGACGACCGGCTCGATCCAGCAGCGGCAATTCGGATGCTCCGGTGGCCGCTCACGCCCGTTGGAGAACGTGCCGTCCCACGGGGCCTGCTCGCCGCGCAGCTCGTCGCACACGTCGCAGGCGTCGTCCTCGGCGCGCCACACCTTCCGGGCGTTGGCGGGCAGCAGCCCGTCCTCGATGGCCTGCGCGATCGCCTGCTCGCGGCCGAGGTTGGAAGCCTGCATGATCTTGGTGCGCGCGTCCCGCTCGGCCGCATAGGTGGCAAGCCGCCGGGCGTGGGCGACCGCCAGCCTTTGCGCACGGTCCCGGTCGGCGTCGGTTTCGGCGTCGGCGAACAGGCTGGTGAGCCGCTGCATCGCCGCGCCGGCGTCGCGGCCGCCGAGCCCGACCGTCTCGATGAGCACCTCGGCGGCGACCTCGTCGGACGGGCGGATGGAGGCTTGCTGGTAGCGGCGCAGCGCCTCGGCGAGCCCTTCCTGCGCGGCGACGCCGGCGGCCTGCGCGGTCTGCTGCTGCTCGCGGCCCGCCCACTCTTGGATGCGGGACACGCGCTGGTCCCAGGCGACCTTCGCGCCGACGGCCCCGCCGATCAGCGCGGCGGTGCGCAGCCCCGACCGTTCGGCCTCCTCCTCGACGGGCGCGAACGTCTCGGCTTCGAACCGGTCGACGTAGTCGGCGAGGTCGAAGCCGGCGACGATGCGTGGCAGGTTGCCTTGCGCGAGCCCTTGGCGGATCAGCTGACGGTCGGCGGTGTTGGCGGTGCCCTCGCGGGCGCGTTGCACCGCGTCGCGGTAGGCGCGCTCGACGGCGAGCAGCGGGCTGGTCTGCGGCCGGTTCGCGGGGTCGCGCCGCTCGGTCTTGGCGAGCGGCGCCCGTCGGGCCCGCGCGCCAGCGAGCCTGGGTCGCACCATCAGCTGTCGTCCGGCGGGCTCGTGTCGGGCGGGTCGGCGGCGCCCTCCTCGCCGGGCTCTGCGTCGTCCTCCGGTGGGGCTGCGGGCGGCTCGTTGGCGGGCGGGGCGGCCGGTGCGGGCGCGTCCTCCGACCGGGCCGGCAGCCCCGCCTTGTCGCGCACCCACTCGTCGAGCGCCTCGTCGGGGAACGGGTCCCAGCCGGCGTCGGCGAGCGTCTTGATCGAGCTGAACAGGTCGCTGACGTCGTCGCTGGCCAGCGGCTCGTAGCCGAGCTGGGGGGCCTGCTCGACGTCCATCCCGTTCAGCGCGAGGGTGCGGGGGATCAGGTGCCGGTTGAACACGCCGACGATCGACTCGAGCCAGGCGGCCAGGCACGCCTCGAACAGGTCGACCTTGGTGACCGACAGCGCGTGGGTGCCGACGCGCTCGTGGCCGAGCAGCAGGAAGTCGGCGAGCACCGACATCGCCATCCGCTGGTCGTAGCGGGCGACGGTCGCGTCCAAATCGAACTGTCGGCGGCCCCCTGACGACAGGAGGGTGAGGTCGTAGCGCCGGTTGCCGGACTCGTCATGCGCCAGCGGCATGACGATGCCCTCGTCGTCGTTGCGGCGGATCGACCGGACCATCCGTTGGATCTGGCCGAGCACCTTCTTCTCGTCGGCGCTCGCGTCGGCCGACAGCAGCTGGGCAGGCACCCAGGCGACCGGCATGCCGGCGAGGTCCCGCTCGATGCCCACCCCCTCGATCCGCTCGATGTTCTTCTTCCACCACCACGGCCGGAACGCCGACCGGAGCATGCTGCGGCCCTCCGGGTTGCCGCGAGCCGTCGTGGTGCGGAACAGGCCGGCCCGCTGGATCGGCAGGTAGCGCCACGGCCCGTGCGGGCCCGGGCTGCCCGACGGGTCGCGCTGCCACATGCCCTGCACGCCGCCCGCCTCGTCGAACTCCCACTTCTCGCGGGTCGTCGCCGGGCGCGGCGCGAGCTTACGCCAGCCGATCAGCCCGTCGTCCCACTGCGAGTCGCGGCCCTCGGTGCCGTCCTTCGACTGGCGGCCGCGTCGCCGCTTGTAGACGACCTCGGTGTAGCTCCACCCGTAGGTGATCATCTCGTCGACGATCGCGGCGACGGTGTCCTGCCACGAGTGCGACAGGTCATCGAACAGGCTGCGCGCGAACACGACCCGGTCGGACTCGTCGTCCTCGTCGCTGTCCTCGTGCGCGCGGACCTGCCAGTCGACGCCGCGGATCTTCTGCTCGATGGCGAGCAGCATCCCGCCGATCACCGGGTCGTTGTCGCGCATCTCCCGGTAGATGTCGAGCGCCCGGTCGCCGCGCAGCTGCGGCAACCGTTCCTCGTCGACGTAGCCGCCGTACTGTCGCAGCCCAACGACGCCGAGCTCGTCGGTGAGCGGCCCTGCGTCGTCGGTGCGGGACACGCGCTTGCCGACCGGCGTGGAGTCGTCCATAACGGGGACGGTAGCCCAGCGGCCGGCAGCCCCCGACGCGCCGGTCAGATGGTCCACGGCGAGTCGCCGGCGGGCAGCTCGACGGGGGTGACCGCCTCCGCGTCGGTGACCCACCGGACGATCTCCGCGAACGCGCCGGACAGCGCGTCGACCTGGTCGTCGTGGCCGCCGTCGAGGCCGAACACTTCGAGCTCGTCGAGGAACTCGTCGTTCCACGAGCCGGCGACGAGGTGCAGGTGGCCGGCCCGCGACTGCGACGACACGCCGGTGGCGCGGGTGATCTTGTCGCCGGTGGGGCGGCGGCCCGCGAAGTCGGCGCCGGGCAGCACCTGCCGGCGATAGTAGTCGATGAGCGAGCGGCCGGAGGCGCCGCCCTCCTCCTCCATGCGCACCGCCACCGTCGGGCCGTCGCGCTGGTGGGTGGCGGCGACGAGCCGCTCCACGTCGTCGGGGCCGGCGCGGACGCGTTGCACGTCGAGCACCCACCAGCGGCCGTCGCGGCTGCGGGCGAGGCGCACGCCGACGGTGTAGTCGGGGTCCGGCGAGTCGGCGCTGGGCACGGTGGAAGCGAGGTCCCAATAGCGGACCTGGTGGGGTAGCCGGTCGGGGACGTCCTCGGCTTCGACGACGGGGATCGTCGAGCGGTCGAAGTAGCCGCCGAGCCGCCGCGCGCCCCAATCGCCCTGCTCGCGTTGCGCGCGGGTGACGGGGTCGAGCTGGGCGAGCGCCGACCGGTAGGCGTCCCGGTCGACGGCCGGGTTGTCCTCGAGTCGGGCGGGGATGAACTGCCGCTGCGGTGTCGGGTCGGGGCGCACGAGCCGGCGATGCACCCACTCGTGGCCGCGGCCACCCGGGTTGCTGGCGGCCCGCATGCGTAGCGGCACCTTCGAGAGGGCTTGCTGCGGGTCGGAGGGCTTACGGAGCCGGCCGAACAGGAACCGGTACTGCCACTCGGAGAACTGCGTGAGCTCGTCGAACGCGATGAACTGATACTCGGCGGAGTCGTACTTGTAGACGTCCCGGTCGGATTCGACGTAGCCGAACACGAGCCTCGCGCCCGACGGGAACGTCCACGACCGGTCGCGCGACGACCACTGCGCCGCAGTGGGGCGCAGCCACCGGTGCGCCCGGTCCATCAGCGCGCCCGGTTCGGCGAGGTCACGGAACGTGCGGCGCAGCATCAGCGCCGTGTAGCCGGGCACCTCGACGAATTGGAGGGCGGCGAGCAGCAACGCCGAGCTCTTGCCGCCGCCGGCGGCGCCGCCGTACAGCGCCTCGAGCCCGAAGAACAGCAGGAACCGGATCTGCGCGTGGTTCGGGGTGCCGCCGCCGGCGTCGAGCGGCGTCTCCGGGCTGTAGGGGGACCGCAGGAGCCGCTCGGCGTCGTCGCCGAGCTCGTGGAGCCGTGCGATCGGCGGCGCGCTGGTCACGCGATGGTCGGCGGCTCCGCAGGCTCGCCGTTGCGGAGGATCGGTGCGCCCGGGTTGGCGCGGCTGGCGCGAACGACGGCGACGTCGGCGTAGCGGGCGTCGTACTCGATGAGCCGGGCGGTGCGGTTGCGGCGCTGGCAGGCGACGAGCGTGGACCCGGAGCCGGCGAACGGGTCGACGACGACGTCTTGCTGCGCGGAGCTGTTGACCAAGTGCGCTTCGATGAGCGCGACCGGCTTCATCGTCGGGTGTTCGCGGCTGCGGGACGGCTTGTCGACGAGGAACACGCTGGTCTGCGCGTTGCCTCCGTGCCAGCCGGCGCTGCCGCGGCCTCGCCGGCCGGTGTAGCCGGGCGTGTACCCGTAGAACAGGTGCTCGTGGGCGTAGTGGTAGTCGCTGCGGCCCAGCACCATCGTGTTCTTCACCCAGGCGAGCGTCTGCCGCCAGCCGCGGTCGCGGAGCTGATCGGCGAACGTGGCGGACTGCGGGCCGGCCGGCGAGCACACGTAGAACGGCGACCCGGG